ATATATATTATATATATATTTATTATCTTTTACACATACCATTTTTCTAGGATAGTTTTTTAAGGATTGTAAAAATCTATTCGTTTTAATTGTTTCTATAAAAGTTTTTATTATTATATTCCTTTTGATAAGCTTTCTTTGATATAGCATATTTATTATTGCTGCTGTTTTATTTTTAGCGTTTATAAATTCTGGCTTTGTTGATAATTTTCCTTGATATTTTTCAACTAATATTTCAAATTTTAAAAGCATTTCTTTATCGTCCAAATTCAAAATATCTGTATCTTTACATTTAATATCAGCTTTAACTACACTCTTTTTATTTTGTAGTTCATCGTATTTAGGAACTCTATTTAAATCGTCCCTTAATTCTTTAACATTCCAGTCAACAGCATCCTCATACTCAAAAAAGAAATATGCACCGAAGCCTAAAAATAGTTTATTCTTTAAATCTTTTTTTATTTCAAAATTATTGCTACAAATTGATTCGATATTCTCTTTATCTGTTCCATGATATCCTTCTATTTCTACATCCATTTTTTCTCCTATTATATTATATGTTTTAATGTATTAATAGTTTATAATAATTTATTTTTATTTTCAACATTTAAATCATATTATATTATCAATATTATTTGCAAAAAAGACTTAAATTAATCAATTTATTTTATTTTCATATCGTTTTTTATGTTTTATTAACATTTTCATTACATTTCTATTACATTTTATCACATTTTTTATATTATGTAAATAAGTTAGTATAATCCTTGATTTATAGGTACAAAAAAAGAGGTGTAGTATAATTTAGTTATGCTACACCTCTTCTAACTTTGTATATTTATTTAACTCCATTTTTCCATTTTGCAAAGCCTATCTTGTAATTGTTAGATCCGTCTACTTTATATCTAACCATAGGTCTGTTGTTATATATTCCAAAGCAGTCACACTCTTCTCTAGGATTTAAATATCCTATCTTTTTAGTTAAAGCTGTATCAGCATAAATATTTTCTATTGTACTACCGTTTACATATTTTCTCACGGGTTCATCACTTCCTCCACTATAATCTTTATTGTCTTCTACTGGTGTTGTTTGTATTCCTAAATGTTCTCTTATTTTATTTAAAAATCTTTCCCAACCTAAATCTAATGTTCTATGTGGGCAATATTTACCGTTATAATCTTGATGTTTTGTAACCTTTTCTATTCCCCAACCATATTGCTTTAATAAGTAAGCTATATAACAAGCTGCTAAATTTTCGGCTTCATCAAAACGTTCTCCACCAGATTTAGAATAACAAATTTCTATTGATATTTGAGTTCTATTACCTCTTCCACTTCCACCATCGCCACAATGCCAAGTGTTACGATTAAAAGGTATCCCTGTTACTACTCTTTCATTATCAACTGCTGCATGAAAAGAAACTTTATTATTGTTTCCTAACATATACGAAACTTCTGATATAGCACTTGCATCATTTCCTGTATTATGTATGCATATTCCTTGTGGCGTCATCTCATATGGGCATTTAATAGAATATTTGGAAATAGGACACGTTACATTAGTTATTTGCATCAATATCATCTCCTATTCCATCATTTTCTGTACTTGAAAAGTCATTTTCTTTTATATTTTTTTTATATAATTCTTCATTAAACTCTACTGTTTCTTCGAATACATTATCGTTCACAACTATTCCTCCCTCTTATTATATTTCGTGCTAGAAAGCATTAAAATTGCGCCTAAAAATGTATCTATAGCCATTACTGTTCCAGATATTGCTTCTCCATATGGTAAATTCCATATTCCTGCTAGTGCTAAATATAGGGTTGCTAAAGCTGGTAAGACAATTTGTGCTATATACTTTAATACGTCATATATTTTATTGCTTAACATAGTTATCACTCCTTTATTAAATTCCTATTTTAGCTAATATAAATGTTACTATTGCTGTTATTACAATAGATATTATATTACCTACTAAATTAAACCATCTTTGTCTTGGTTGCTCTTTTATAGCTTCTACGTCTTTCTCTAAAGATGTTATATTTTCTTTTATATTATTTATATCTTTTGTATTTTCTTTAGCATTATTGTAAGCTCTATATGTTATATCTTCTATTTTTTTGTAGTCATCTAGTTTACTTTCAATTACTGCTAATCTAGTAAGAACTTGTATTTCGAAGTTATCTTCTTTGTTTTCCATAGCTCCTCCTTAGTCTACTACTTCTACATATAGTTGTGTACTTCTACTGTTTTCAGAATCCAAAATATTTATTTCCATATTTTGTCCTGCAACATAAAGCTGTATTAAGTCACCTTCTTTTACTTCTACATAATTTCTAAAAATTGAATATGTGTATGGTGCATATCCTTGTTGATAAAAATTTCCTTCTGCTATACTAATTCCATTTTTTCTTATAGATATAAAAACATCTCCGCTTTGATCATTATTATTTAATCTTACTAAAGCATTTGCTTTAATATTTATATGTTTAACATTTTTTTCAATTAGAACTCCATCTGTTCCATGACTTAAATACCCTATTCCGTTATCTTCGTATTTATTCATCCAGACTCTTTCCTCTATATTGCTAGACAAATGATTATAAATTTGACTTTTACCATAATATGTAGTCATATTAGCTTTTCTTTTTTCAATTTCTTTTTTTAATACTAAAATTAGAGGTTCGCTCATTAAAACTCACCTCCTATTTTTTTATTATTTAAAACTACTTGTGTGTGTGTGTGTGTGTGTGTGTGTGTGTACAGCGCCAAGGCTTACAGTGTTTCTCATTTTATATCTTCCTTTCTTTTTAATCTACAATTTCAACAGTTAATTGATTGTCTGTACTTCCAGATGTTTTAAAATTTGCATTATCTATAGCCACATATAGTTGTATTAAGTCCCCTTCTTTTACTTCTATATAATCTTTAAATATGCTCATACAATATGGCTGAGTTGTCTGCATATACATTATTTGAGTTGAAGATATACTTCCATTTTTTCTTATATATAAATAAACTGGTCTTCCATCACTTTCACTATGTATAAATGTAACAATTCCTTTTACATTTATATGATTTATTCCTTTTCCAATTTTAATTCCATTTTTTTCAAAAGTAAATTTATCATTAGGATTTCCTCTACTAGCTTGAAATCTTAATGGCTCCTGTAAATATTTATTTTCTCCAGTGTGGCTATAACTTTGTTCTGCATTTGTATAAATAGTCATATTAACCCTATTTTTCTCTATTTCTTTTTCCAATTCTAAAATCTTTGGTTCACTCATTATTTTTCCTCCCTTCTTGTTATTATTTCTAAATTACTTCCTACTGGTACTTCCCAATCTTTGAATTGTATATGTGTTGTGTCTATTTCTATGTAATTTAAATCTTTTATTAATTTAGATCCTTCAAAATAAACAAACAAAGAATTAGTACCTACTTCATAAGTAGGTACTTCATAATTAGTATTTTGTTCTATTGCTGTTTCTACTACTCTACTAGTAGTTTTAATTATATAATTCTTTGCTGGTGTCCCTGGTGGACCTTCTTGTCCTTCTGGTCCGACATCTCCTTTATCTCCTTTGACTAAAATTAAATTTAAAACTTGATTAGGAGATTCTCCTGTTATTGTTGCACTTGGAGTATCTCCACTTTTAACAGTTCCTATTGTTAGTGTGTTAGCAGGTCCTGGACTTCCATTTGCTCCATTTTCTCCAGGTATTCCTTGATCTCCTTTAATGCTTAAAACACCTTCAAATTCACCTTCACTATTTCTTATTTTCAAGATATTAGACCCTTTACCATCTGGTTGCAACCATACTTTTATTACTTCATCAATTGGTTCAGTATCTCCAATATATACTCCACTTTCTCCAATTTCTCCTTTATCACCTTTTTCCAGAGTAAAATCTAAGATTTGATTTGGTGAATTTCCTCTTATAGCTACAGCTGACTTTTCTCCAGTCTTTACTTCTCCAATACTTAAAACATTTGGTGGTCCTTGTGGTCCAATAATCAATGGAATATTGATTAAATCACTAACACTATAATTCTCATATTCACTACTGTTTAAATCTGTTATTTCTCTAGTTTCTATATCTGAATTTATTAAATCATTTATTTCATTCATATTATTCATCACTCCTAAAAGTAATTTCTTCTGTTAATGTAATAGTTCCTTGGCCCAAAGTTTTAACATAATCACCCGATTTTAATTCTATATCATAATTGTATGTTCCATAAGCTAAATCGGAAGTATCCTCTGAATTTAAAACAAAATTAAAATACCCTTCAGAATATTGAATATCATCTGAATATCTCTTTTGAATTAATATATCTTCACTATTAGCATTTTGCTTAACTGTAAAATAAACTTTGTCTTCGCTAGTTAATTGGATTGGATTTCCTTCACCATCTTTAATTTGAAACTTAAAAAATTGAGTATCACCTCTAGTAAATTCAATGTCCATCACTTACCTCCTTTATAAAAACCTATTACTGTTAATAAAGCTATGCAATTTCCTGTGTTATTTAAACATTTTGAACTATACACATCTCCTACATCAATATTAAACTCAGGTGGATTATCAGCTGAATGTATTTGAAGTGTAATACGTTTATCAGTTACTAAGTGTCTAGCAATATTGCTACTAATAACTGTTTCAACTTTATGCAGTTCATTTGATGGAACAGATGGCAAAAATCCACTATTACCAAAAGCTTTTTCTATTTCGTTTGTATAGTATTCTTCATCAGTAAATCCTTCAGAATCTAATACCAATTCTTCATACCAATCTGATGATTGTTCATTTTTATATAATTTTAAATTTCTACAATATCCCCAGCCACTTTTTCCATATCCACTCCATTTAATTGGTGAGTGCATTAAAACAACTCTTGCATCTAATATAGTATATCCTTTTGGAATATATACAGGAATTTTATAAGTCATTTTCCACATAGTATTGCTTGAGGGGTCTGCACTAAAGCCAACTTTTCCCCATTCATATTTACCAAACTGTATAACACTTAAAATTCCATCTTCAGTAATTAATTGTGTTCCATTTTCAAGTTTTATTCCTTCTTCTCCAATTGAAACTAAATTGTTCCCAAATGCATCTTTTATTTGCATAGAACCATTAACATCATTTTCTCCACCTAGAATTAAAGTACCACCTTTAATTCTATCCGCTGTCATGGTTCCAGATTTAATTAAATTGGCATTTATACTGCCAGTCTTAATTCTATCTGCATTTATTGTTCCTGTCTGTATATTATCCCACATAGTATCTAAACTATATTTTCTAATTAATTGTTGTATTGTTTGTGGTATTCCACCATCTTGCCTACTTACTTTTCTTATTACTTGATCTTTCATTTTTTCTCCATTATAAAAGAGCACTTAAATAAGTGCTCTAAATTTATTCTAAATGCTTATATCCATAAATAAGCATTATAATTATTATTGTAATATATATTATATGTAGCCATGTTTTACTATCTTCTAATTCTCCTATTTTAGCTTCCTGTTCTTTTATTTTATTATTCATATTATTTATAGAGTTTCTTTTTGTTTCAACCTCAGTTTTTAATCTATTATTTTCTTCTGCAATAGCATTAAAGTCTCTAGTATCATTCATATTTACATTTAATTTTGTCTCTGAGTTACTTTTGCTCACATATTTATCTTTATCTATTCTTATTCCACCTTCTTCAACAGGTGCTGTATATTCTCCAGAATAAGCTCCAGTATGATAATGATATGTTCCAGTTGAACGATTGTAGTGACCACCATATCCATCTGTTCTTCCTGAGTGTGCTAATGAACACGGTTTTATTAATGCAATTATCACAAATATTATCAATACGACTTTTTTCTTCATATTTCATTCCCCTAAAACATCATAGCACTAATATTTTCTATTTTCAATATTATTTTATTCTTGAACGTATAGGGATAAAAATTAAATTTTCAACGTTTCCATATTTGTCAACTTTAAATCCTAAAGTTTTTAATATATCTATTCTTTCTTCACTATTAATATCTTTATTTTTGTTCACATTATCTACAATGGCTTTATCCGCATATGGGTCATTAATATCTGACATTTTTATTATTAAGGATTTATATATTAAGTCAACATCTTTTAAATTATTCACATAATTATAAACTTTGTCCCTTTTAGTTCCACTAATTGTTTCGCCATCTTCGTCTTTATCATTTTCAAACTTATTGCTTTTATAATCTAGATATACGTTTATAGGCATTCCTAACTTTTCAACTGCTACTGATACCTTTTTGTCTGTACTGGATATATAATTCTTATACAGTTCTAATTTATCTTTATCTGAATATTTAGAATCTAATAATATCTTAGATTTCGTAGTATTTTTTAATTGTTTATCTTCTTCTAGTTCACCGGAGTCTTTTTGCCTTTGAGTTTCATCATATATTTTGTTTTTAAAATCTGCATATGACTCTAAAGACATATTTTGTGTTTTTTCTTTTTCGTCATCATCAAGCTTTGTCCATTCACCATGATATTTATAATATTTTTCTTCTCCTGCTTCTGCTGTTAAACCTTTTACTTTAGCAAATTCTACTTCTTCTACTCCTTTTTTAGCTAAATCATTTATTTCTTTTTGTACTACTTTAAGTTGTTCTTTCTTTGTTTCGTCTTCCAAATCTGAGTTTTCAATTTTTCTTTTTTGTTGATACAATTTATTCATTTCTCCAGAGATATTTTCCATGTATTTATTTTTAATTTTGTCTAAGTCACTTGCTTTATCACTATTAGCTAAAATATTTAATTTCTCGTTTTTCTCAAAAAATTCACCAGGATATTTACTCTTCATTACTGAATCTGTTGTAAATTTATCTTCTATAATATTATTTTCGGCTTGAGGTGTTAACATTGGTAATACTACATCACTAATACCACCTCCGTATTGATCTAATAAGTAATTAATTTTATATGGACTAACATTTAACTTTTCGCCTAACCATTTACTTAATTTATCTGTAGATTCGTCATATTGTTCTACCACAGGTTTATTTTGTAATCTACTTGGAACAATATCTTCTCCATACCAACTTGTATTTGTTACTGCTTGTATAATTGGAGATATAATATTATTATCTAATGGATTATTAGGTGCTAAATTATCCATAGTAAATTGTAAATCTTCCCAAAAGTCTTTAGATAAATTGTCTATATTTATTTGTTTGTCTTCTGTTAAATATTCACTGGTATTTGAAACTATTTTTTGAATAGTGGCTGTAGTTCTTCCTTTTGGTATTCGTATAAATTTACCATCACCATATTTAGCTATACAATAATAATTATCTTTAACATAATCTTGTAATTCTTGATAGTCTTTATCGTCCTTCCATAAAATGTTATTTAATAATATAACTGGTAAACCTGCAATAGCATATTTGCAAGCTAAAGCAGTCCATCCTTTTATACCTTTTATTTTGGCTTCTTGAATATTTCTTACCTGTTGCATTGCTCCTTGAACAGAAGCATTTAGGAATGTTGCTCCATTCCTATTTAGAAACTTAGTAACATTTCCTCCTGCTTTAAAGTTTGTAGTTACTCTTGATGCATCTAACATAGATGTTTCTATGCTTCTTCCTTTTTCTCTACTAGCAATATATTCTGCTAATCTTGGTGACATTTCTATTATGTTGTTTACTTTACTAATTGCTCTAAGTGGCATTGTTGCTACGTTTTTTCCTATACTAACTTTCTTGTCATTTTCAAACGACCCATCATTGGCATTAAAATAACTATTTTGTTCTCCACCATTTTGTATATATTCATTATACCAATATCCTTTATCTATTATTTGGCTATATGCTTCTGGTAATTTAGAAATTGTTTTTGCAGTATGTTGGGAATTTACAACTACATCTTGAATATCTTTTAATGAATTTGTTATCATAAAAACTGGATTATATTCTGTTAAAACTCCTCTTCTAAAATTACTAATTTTATTTAATGCTTTAATTTTGACTGCTAAGCCTTCACTAACAGGCTTTAAAGCATCATACATATCTTTACTTATTTCAAAAGTAACTTTTTCTCCATTTTCAAAAACAGTAAAAGTTGGAGGAGTTGTTTTATTTCCGTCTTTTAATAATTCGTTATTATCTGAATTAGTAAGCTCTTCTACAACATTATACACATCTATATTTTCTGCTGTTTGAACTGTTTTCAAAGTATGTAATAACTCTACTCCAAAATTATTTCTAGCGCTTGAACTATATGTTTGCAAAGTTCTATTTGCCATTGTTTCAAATAATGGCAAAATATCTTGGTTTCCACCTTTAGCTCTTTTTATCGGACTATTTACTCCAGTTTTCCTTGTATCTAAAGGTACTGCTATTGCATTTCCTTTATTATTCACTCTTGATATAGGAACATAGTGCGGATACATTTCTTTAAATAGCTGTCTAGTATCTTCTGATATTACTCCTGACTTTACTAATTCTTGTGTATTTGCATCTAGGAAATCATAAACATCTTTTGCCCATTCTTTAAACTTAGGGTTCTTTTCCTCATACTTATCTACTATTTTTTTAGATATTTCAGCTGTTATTTCATTTAAAAAAACAGGTTTATTCTTAACAGGATTTTTCCTTTCATAATTCAGTCCTGTATCCCCACCAAATCTTTCTTCTAACGTCATTCTATCTATATTTAATTGATGATACATATACTTATTAAATTCAGTAGCATTACTTCCAACTTCTTCTCTTATGCTTTCTAAACTTTTGCTTATCAATTTTTGAGTCTTTGTTTTACTATCAAATTCATATCTAGGCATACCAATTGCATTTTGACCTCTAGCGCTAGCAGTTAAAGTATAATCCCATTTTCCTTGCAACTCTCGATTTTTAGTTTTTCTTGATAATTCTTCAAATACAATTCCTTTGTCAAAAACATTAGCTTTAAATATAGCTAATACTCTACTTTTTTCTTTTTCTTTTGATGGCATTTCTTCTAAAATTTGAGCTATTTTTTCTTCTCCTACGTCTTCATCATTGTTATTGGTTATTAGGTCATTATTTTCTGTTATACCTATGTCTTTTAGTCTTTCTTTATTGTTTTGGTTTATTATATTTTGACTTTTAACTATATCCCAGTTTTCCTTTGTAGGTAATCTTAATTCTTGAACTGTTTTACCTTTACCTGTTGGGCCTATTTGATTTTCTAGGAATGATTGCCATGCTCCTGGTTGTTCTATAGATTGTCTAGTATTAGTAACACCATTTGATGTTCTGTTTAATATTTTATTCATTGATTTTTTTATATCATCTATCAAATTTTTAGGAACTCCATAATCTGCTTTTAAATCTCCATATATACTTGCTACTTGGTCAGCTATAACTTCTTCTGCTAATATTTTTTGTTTGCTTCCGTTTAAATCATTTACATTAAATAAGTCACCAGATGATTTAGCATAATTAAAAATAGCTTCTTGATAATCAAAATCATAAGCTATTTTATCTACAATTGGTTGAATTTCTTTAACATATATTTCATTATTGTTTTGTCTCAAGAAATGAACTATTTCATGATAGAAAATATTTTTAGTATTTTCATTTCCTTTAGTATCAATATAAAATGTATTCTTATCAGATAACCCTTGAAAATAATTTTCTTTTCCATATTCATAAAAAACAACATTTCCATTTAAGTTATTAATTATGTCTTTTAATTGCCTTTCATCTGCTGATAAATTCTTTTTTTGATATTTATTTGCATATTTTATAATGCTTTCTTTTACTTCTTTTTCTGTGACTTGTTCATTTGCTTTAATTCCGTATAATTTTTCATAATCTGTGTTTTCATCTCTTTGCCCTTTTTCGTATATTTCAAGAAGTCCCTGAACTCTTCGTCTGTCATTTTGTTGATTTTCTTGTTTTCCATTCACTCCACCTCTTCTGTTATTATATAATTTATTTGAAGCATTTTCAACTATTTTGTCTTTCTCTCTCTCTAAATGAACTGTATTAGTATTGTTAGAATTTCTACCTGTAAAAGAAAGTTTACTTTGAATATTATTATTATTTCCTTGATACTCTTGTCTATAAGCACTTTCAAATTTATTTTTTACATCTTCCCAATAAATCTTTTCATTTTTACTTCCTGTGAATTTATTTAATTTATCTACTACCCAATTATATATTCTCTTAAATACATTAGGCTTTTCTTTATTTAAAGAATTAATAAACTCTTGGTCTCCTAGTTTTTGTGCTAATGTATCTGCTATCTCTTCTTCATTTATCAAACTTTTAAATTCTTTGCTATTTTTATCATATACTTGTGAATACATTTCTTCAAGATTACTTCTTGCCTCACTATAACCTTCTCTATTGCTGTTTTTATCTAGTATCAATTTTGACAAATCTTCAAATTCTTTTGTTCCAGTCATATCATGTAACATTTCATGTATATATACTTGTTGCAGTGTTTTGTTGGTATCTGCTCTAGGATTAAATATCACTTCTCTTTGCGTATTTCCTTTTTCATCTATAGTATTCCTCCATAAAGCATTAACATCTGTTCTAACTTTTCCATTTGAATCTTTAAATAAATTTTCATCAAATCTGCTTGTTATTCCTCTATCATGTAATTTTTGATTTATACTTTGTATTGTTTCGTCATTGCCATTTAGATTATATGCTTTTGCACTATCTATTAAATTCATAGATGATGTATCAATGTTATTTTGAGCTGTTTGATTGTTCATATATTCTTTATATAAGTTATCTAAAGCATTAATTGTATCATTCTTTGCAACATAACCACTCTTTTGTCTTTGTTTTTCTACAGAATCATATATAGTATCTATCCAATCATCTGGCATAAATTTTACATATTTCTGTCCTTGTCTGTTTAATGTTCCTGTATTATTTGGAGTTTCTTCTTGCCAACTTTTATATGCAATTCTCTGTATCTCTGAATTTGGTCTATTTGCTATATTAGTTCCTATATATTTAGCCACATCTAACCATTGGTCTTTAGTTCTTTTTCCTTGTTTATTTGGAGCTATAACTTCTTTTGCTTGCTCTACAATGACATTATCATAATTAGTTATATTTCTATACTTATTATATATCTCTTTTCTTCCAGATAAATATTTCTTACCAATATCTAATTTGTCGCTATTTTCTTGTGATAATTGTGACATTTGTTTAATTTGATTAATTGCATCTAATGTATTATTATTATCTAATTGATTTTTTGATGCTAAATCATTTGTAGCATAAATCATGGATTGTTTATCTTCTGGTGATAAATATTTATCATTTTTTACTATTTCATTTATTTTATTAGCTATATCTTGTTGTGAAGTTACTACTTGATTTTTATTTTGTCTAGTATTTTCTGTTGGTTGGGATATTCTGCTTTTTAATTCTTCTTGAATAATTCCATCTACATCAACACCATTTTTTCTTGCTTCATTAAATGTTTCTCGTACGTCACTTGAAGTTGGAATATAGCCTTTTTTCATTTTATCAACAAGATTACTTGCTTTACCAATCCCCAAAGAAGCACTACCTACTATTCCTCCAACTAAAGCACCATCTATAGCTGAATTAAGCATATCTGAACCTAACTCTTTCCACCCTTCTATTGTTCTATAGTCGTGTTTTAAGAACTCGTCACCAGCTGTCACTTTAGTAGTTAATTCTGATATTGGTTCAATTATTCCTTCTTGTATAAAATTATCAGTCATACCTATTCCCAACTCTCTGAAGGCTTTACTCATACTACTCTTAGCAACTTTTCCACCTTTAACAAATCTTCCGACTCCAATTTGCTCTGTTAAACCTTCTACCACACCCATAAGTTGACTATATGTACTAGCTTGTTCTTCATTCATACCTCTAGCTTTAGCTTCATCATAATAGCTATCTGTAGCAGAGCCAACTGAATATAATGTTCCAGCTCCAGGTATTGCTGATGGAAGCATTTGCCCAATTGACGGAGCTAATTCTACTAACTTTCTTCCTATTGGATTTGTTGTTTCTATTGTATTTTGTCTTATTCTTTCATTATTTATATCTTCTTGTTTTTGTAATTTTTCATTTATTGGATTGATAATAGCATTCTTATTATTTTCTATTGTTGTATTTAGGATATTTTTGGCATTTTGATAATTTTCATTTTTCTTCAATGTGGCATCTATGGATTTTCCTAAATTTCCTAGTCCCTTTGGTAATCCTAACAATGTATTATTTAACATTGTATCACCTAAGGATTTTAGAGTTTTAAAACTAGTTTGATTTCTCATTTCATTTTGAGTAAATCCTATTAATCCATTTCCAATTCCATATCCTACATTGCCTAGCATATTACTTGCAGTCGTTTTCACTTGTTCCCACACGGAAGGCTTTACCGCGAAGTCATTCATACCAGCTGTATTAAATCCATCATGTGAATTAGTATAATTACCACTATATGCATTTTCCAATCCTGTTTGTTTAAAATATTTGTTTAGATTACTTTGTTGTTCTTCTCTAATTTTTTTCAAATATTCTTCTCTTTCTTTTTCATCTTTAAAACGAGTTATGGGCATTACTATTCCTCCTTATTTTTCAGCCTTATATCCATATGATGCTAGCAATTCTTCTCCACTGTTATATACTTTTTTTGTTAATCCATCTATAAATTTACTTGGTCCTATTCCTTGGGTTACCTTCATATTCTCTATAATTTCTTGATAGCTTGGTACAGAATTATTTTCTTTACTATTATTTTCCATATTTACTTTTAATCCACTCCCCGATCTACTACGTGAAGAACTTCTAGCTAGATTTTTTTTTTGAAGATTAAATTGTTGTTGCCATTGTGAATCTGCTACTTTATCTCTTTGTTGTTGATATTCCCATTGTTTTTGCTTCCATTGATTTTCTAATTCTCTTTGTCGTACTTGCTCATCAAATGATTTTTGCCATTGTTGGTCTGATATTTTGTCTCTTTGTTGTTGATATAAGTATTGTTCTCTGTTCTGTCTTAATTGATAGTTTTGTGTTAGCAACTGCATTTTTTGTGCATATAATTCAAGTGCACTTTGTGCTTGCTGAATACTTCCATTTTGACGCGCCTGTTGTATTTTTAAGTTATAGTCTGCTTGCAACTCATTAGACTTATTTAACGTATCTGTAACACTCTTTTGATATGCATTATATAAAGATGTTCTCGTTGTTTCTGCATATCCTGAGTTTCCTAAACCTTGCATTGCAAGTTGTTCCATTCCGGCTCCATATTGATTTGCTTGTTTTTGGTAATTAGAATATAACCCTTGTGTTGTTTTGCTTGTTTCTCTATCTAATTTTTCTTTTTCTCTATTTAATTCGTCAACTTGCATTTGAGTTTGTTGATTAATTATTTCGTTTTGTTTTTGTTCTTGCTGTTGCAATAGATTATTTTGCTGATTTACTAAACTATCTATGTCTTCATATCCGCTTGCCACATTCTTCACCTACTTTCTACTTATTTTCTTATTACAAATGTTAATACACTATCTTTTGGTACTTTAAAGTTAAATCTTATCTTATCGCTTTTTCCTGTACCTCTTTCTGTATAATGTTCATTTAAAGCTAACAGATTTCCTTCATAATACACATCAAGTCCATGCGTATTAACATTATATATAGATGGTATTGTATAATCTTCTGTTTCTTCTATATCTGCCAATGCCTTCGCATTATATTTATAAGTTTTGATTATCAATTTTTTTATAGCTTCTTGCCCATTCTCTTCTTCTTCCTCTATCTTTGGTATTAATCCTTCATTTATATAATTCTTTATATCTTCTCCACTTTTATCAAATATCTCTTTCAATTCTTGTGGAGATTGCGTTGGAGAATCTGGTAAATTTTGAATATTATTAGTTTGTACTGTACATTTTGGTAAACTCACTAGTTATCACCTCATTTCTTTATATATCCACCCACAAATGCCTCTATAGTTGCACTATACAGACCAAATGGCTTGTCTTTTTCATCACTATAAAATTTAAGAGATAGTTCGTTTATCTTCTTCTCTTTAATTTTATAAATCATATATGATTTATTGGTTGTAACAAAACTAAAATTTGCAAAATTAATATTTTTAAAGCTAAATCCATTAGAAGATTTCTCTGTTGTATATTTATAATCTTCTGACTTGTCGGTTCTTCTTGCTAATTTAACTCTACCATTTTGGATTGTTTTTATTTTTGTTATTCCCCCACGTTTATTTGTAGTTTTTAATTGATTATCATATCCAAAATTATCCATAGGAGTAGTCCAATAACTAATTATCGTATTTCCATTATCATTATTTCCATCAACAATAAAAATAGAGCCATCTTTGGCTCCTATGTATAAAATATCATCATATTCTTTTAATATATTAGCTTTAGCACTACTTAAATCCCAATAAAACCATTCATATTCAAAACTATTTAAATTAGCATATTTCTGTCTACTGTCTGCCAGGTAAATTCTTCCATCAACTAATATACATAAATAGCCTTTCCAAATAGTCATACAAGCTTCTTTGTAGTTATTTTCATTGGTCATTTTAACATCAACTAAGGTGCTTCTGTGTGCTATTACTTGTCTACTATCGATTTTTTCCGTTGTTATACCTTCTAATCCATATCTGCTAAGATAAACAATATCATCTTGAAAATTAGCACTTCCAGCATAGCAACCTATGCTTACATTTCCTTGTTTACTTGGATATATCTTTCCTGCTTCTGTATCCAAAGTTGGTTCATGATAAAATACATTTGCATTATTTTGGTCTAGATTTTTAAAGATCCATAAGATATTATTCCCTACTGTCATTCCTGTTATTTGTGAATCGCCTGCACCATCTTCATAGTAACTTAAATCTGATATATATTGTGGATTATTTAATTCTGCATGAAATACTGCATTAGGATATTCTGGATTACCTGTAAAAAATAATCTATTATCAAATAATAACGCTTGTTTACATTTGTTGATTCTATCTGTATATCCTTCGATTGTTTTAGAAAATGTTATAAATACATTGTCTTGACCTCTCAAATTAGGCTCTGGTGGTATTTCATTAAAAGTTACTTTACCTGCAACTCTATCAACAGTAAAATCTTTATCTTCTGTCATTTCTACATCATTTACTATTGCTGTCACTAATTCAGAGTCTATTTCTGTTGCATCTAAGTAAAACATTTTATTTTTCCCATCACCCACAAAAGAATTTCTTCTTTTAGGAGTTAAAATATTTACGTCTTGTAATCCTTCTCCTCCTCCAATATTTCCTGCCACTCTACTAATTGTAGTAGTGGGAATAAATGGCTCATCATCAATAACTTTCTTACAATTACCAGTATAATATACTAAATATGTCTTTCCATCGTTTATATATAACTTTTCACCTATTTTATTATAGTAAGATTTTATATTGTTCATTTCTGAATATATTTCTTTTATATTATTATCTTTGGGCTTATTAGGAAAGTTATTCCATTCATATAGTTTATTTCCAGAATGTATTATAGCTATTGAATTACTATATACATATATTCCTAGTATTGGGTCTACACCTATTTGTGCTAATTTTCTATATCCTGGTCTTGTTTCTATACAAGCTCCTTGTGTATCTTCGTAATTTTTCCAAACATTAAGTGCATCTGGACTTCTAGTTATATTAACTAGGCTGGGTTCTTGTAAAAAATCAACACCTTTAAAATCCGTATATATTCGTTTTATTCCTGTTGCCATATAATTCCTCCTATATGTCAAATTCTCCTTCGTTCTCATCTGGTTCATATTCTCTTAAATTAACACTAGGTATATTTTTTCTAGTATCTAACAATTGTAGTTTCCTTTGATATTCTGTTGCAAAAGCTGTATAGTTAGCTGATGGATCTGTTACTAATATGTCATTTGCTACTTTGTATGGTAAAATACTTTGTACATCTTGATCTATTTCTAAATAAAAATTATCTTTTGTCTTTTCGTTAATTACTGTTGGATATTTATAGTATTCTAATACTGTTTGGCCTGGATTATTGTCTTTAATGTATATTTTATTTTTCCCCATAAGATAATAATTCGAATTTCCTTTTTTGTTATCTTTGTCTAATAAATATACATTTTTCACTTGATATAAGTCATTTGGTAGCATATATGCAGTAAATCTATCTATTTTATTGTCATCTGCAATTTCTGGATATATTTTAGTTGCAATTATTTTTTTGTTCTGAGCTAATTCTTGATATGCTAAATCTATTAAAAAAGGCATTCTTATAGCAATATCTTCATCTTCTGTATAATTATCTACATTAGGTGAATACTCTTCTATTAAAGCTAGTATTTGTCTTTTACATTCTCCATATGTCATATTAATTCCTCCCAAGTTTGGCAGAATCGAACTGCCCATTCCTTTAACTTGATATAAAAAAGAGGGAATCTAAATCCCTCTAAAATTAAGGTAATTCTACAGCTTGTATTTTTATATCTGCTGTTTCTCCCTTAATTATTACATGTCCTTTATTTGGTCCAGATACATTCATGAATTTTCCAGATTCCACCACTATTGCATATGTCTTATTTGTAGGAATAGATATTTCTAAATCTTCTACTCCTTGTAATGCATTTCCTTTTAATATAGTAGCTTTTTTAGTTGCTGAATTGCTATTTGTTAATAATAGTAAAATTCTGCCACAACTTTTATTAGTATAATTTACTTTAGCTCCAGCAGATGCATCAACTGCAACTGCTGTTACTAATTCTTTAGCTTCATTTCTAACTAATTCAACATTTTTAATTTCTGCTATTGCCATTTACTTTTCTCCTTTCTTATATTTTATTGATGGCATTTTAAGACCGCACATTCTTTTGGTCTTATCATTTTTCCACCATATGTATTTAATCCTTTTATTGCTTCTGCAAATCCTTTTTCTGGTTCATATGGTTTTAATTTATCAATACCATTACAATATGCATATGCTTTAGATGTTTTTAAGATAATATAATCATCTGTTCCATCGTTATAAGCATTATTTGTCATTTTGATTTTTGCATTGTTATATAATCCTAATACACCTTTTGAGATTAAAGAATCATTATTAGTTTTTAATTCTATTAATCTATTTTGGAATAACATATAGAACCATGGTGTTAAATACATAGTAACATCATCTTTGGTAGATACTCCATTATTCCATAATTTAACAAATAAATCGTCAACAGCTTTCTTAGCTGATGCTTCATCGCTTATTTTAGTAGACGCTGTTTTATATCCTGCATTTTTTGCCATTTGTGTAGCACAGAATATATCTTCTTGTTCTGCTAAAGCTCTTGTTGTTTCTGTTTGTAATGCTTCCATTACACCTTCTTGAGCTTGCGCCTTGTCGATATTATCCATTCCATAATTAAAATAATCGAATTGATCAATATCTAAATATGATGATGTTCCATCAACATTTTCTGGTGCATCTATATCTTTACCAGGAATATATTTCTTAATAGTTGGTCTACCAGAGTTTTGTATTTTAACTCTTTTTCCTTGTCCTGCCTCACTTTCAAATTTATAGTCACAGTCTTGTTTAAATACTGTAAATTTTGGTAATTCTAATTGTATGTATTTTGACCATACAGTTGATTTAAAATTTGCGTAACTCATGTTTTTCTCCTTTCTTATTTCCAAAGTTTCATACTTTCTCTTACACGTTTCCAAATAGTAGGATTATCTAAGTCTTTGCTAGATAATTTATCTACCTCTTCTGGGGTATAAAACTCTTTATCTTTGTTGTCTGGTACTGTAGATTGTGAACTTCCTGTAGATGCAGGTTTATTTGGTGCTTCTTCTTTTTCTCCATTTAACTTCTTCCACATCTTGTAGACTTCACTTATTTTTGTCCCGGTTTTAAAATTATTAGCAAAAGCTTTAAACTCCTTATTTTGTAAAATACTTGTATCTACTCCGCTTTCTTTTAATTCTTTTTCTTTTAATTTGTTTGTTAGGTATTCCCCTAACCTAAAAAACTCTGCATTTTCACGTGCAGTAGTTTTTCCTCTTTTCTGTTTTGTTGCTAGTTCATTTGCCCTAGATTCAATATCTTTCTCGTCGTACATTTCTATAATCTCATTAGCATCTGCTTTACCTAGGATTTCTGCATCTCGATTACTTTCTGTACTAATGTCTGGAATATCTATTCCTTGTTCTTCATAAAAAGATTTAACCTTACTTAAAACATCATCTTCGTCAGTTAATCCAAGTCCAACTCTTATAGTTCTTTCTAATTGTTTAGATTTACTTAATTTGCTTTCCTCTTCTTTACGATGTTTTCTTTCTAATTTAGCTTTAGTTTGACTTATAATTTTGTCAATTTCCTCTTGTGTGTAAGTTTTTTCTTCTTCCTTAGGTTCTTGCGTATCATTATCATTTTGGACATCTACATTTGACGTATCTTCATGATTTACTAATACTTCTTCCTCTAAGTTCATATCTTCGTTTACTCCCGGCATATGTACCTCCCATTTAAAGTCCGTCGACTATTAATTTTCATATTTTTGATTATTCTGGTATATGTACCTCCCGTTTACAGTCCGTCGACTTGGCACAAGTTAATGGATTCGAACCACTACCTAACAGTTTTGTGGACTGCTGTTCTTCCGTTAAACTAAACTTGCATAAAAAATAGACAGCTTTAAACTGTCTATTAATTGACTATTATTTATTGATTAACATTTACCATATTTGCCTCTTCTGGAGTTACTCCTGTTTGTTCTACATTATTCATTTCTTGTTGTTCCATAACTTGTTGCATGGCACTATTTAATGCATTTCCTGCTTTCTCTATTTCATTAAAGATTTTTTCTTTTTCTTCTCTTTCTTTTAATATTTGTTTTAATTCTGCTCTTGGCATTGCTGAATCTTGTGGTAATGCATTTACATATTCTTCAAAGTTTATATGTCCTGCATTTAATAAGTTTTCTAAAGATACTTCCATTGCATACTTGTCAAATGGAGATTTTGGTGTTGTTTCTATCTTTATATCTAAATCATATTTCTTAAGTTCCTTATAACTCATCTTATATGTTTCTTCTAAAGTTGTATTTGTAGTATAATCTTTTGTTTCTTTTACCAACTCTATCCCTTTAACACTATTGGCTTTAAGCATTGCATACCATATAAGAGCTATGTCTTCTATAAAATCTTTATAAGCTTCTACTTGCTCATTTATTGGTTGCTGTGATGCTTGTTGTACTGCTAATATAGATTTACCACTTGCTTGTGTTGGATCTACATTTCCTGTAACTGTATCACTAGCACCTGCTAAATTTTGAGTTTCTTCTTGTAGCTCTTTTTGCAATTGATATGCATCTGAACTAATGCTAGCTGGCTTTAAATAATTAACTACTTTGTTTACATCATCTGCATTTAGCTCATCTACTTCTATAGTTGTACCTACCTTGCTTAATGCCTTAGTATTAGATATATATTTAGTGTTTGCAACTAATTTAGGAAAAGCTACAAGCTTAACAGCTAATGCTCTTCTAGTGGCTGTTTTATTTACTTCTATTTGATTAGGTATTAACGTTTCTACTTCTCCTTGGCCTCTAGCTGAACCTTTTACTCTTTCCCATAAAATATGAGCTACTGGATATCTGTCTATCTCTAAGCAACTGTCTTTCATAATTGTTGCTAATCTCGTACATTTCTTTGCCCATATCTTCCCATCTTTACCTTTATACAATTTTAATAATTCTAAACACATTGGAACTATTTCTGTAGTTCTTAAATCTCTTCCTGCTTGTTCTTCTATATCTTGGTCTTCTGTTATTAGTTCTATTTCTTTTTCACTTACTTTATTTTGTCTTGCCTCTTCTTTTACTTCTTCTACCGTACGTCTAAAAGAAATAATAATATATGGCTGTTTCTGTATATCATCTTCATTTTCATTTCCATAATAGATATTGGTTTTATTTACTTGTTCACAATAAATAGCATTACTATTTTCATCTGGATCTGCATAAAAATAAATGATACCTTCACTATCTATACAGGCATCATTTATACAATTTCTTATTAATTTATTTATTTTTGTCTTCTCCCAAATTCTATTTGCATATCTATTAAGCATATCGCATATATCTTTTAGCTTTTCTCTTTCTTCTTGACTTTTGTAGGTATCGGAATTGAAATATATTTGGTATGTATTAGTCTTAACTACTCCAAGTTTATACTTACAAATAGATTTAATCATGTTTAACGTTATTGGTTGTATTCCAGAAAGTTTAGCACCTTCCCATTGTTTTCCATGGTAAAAGTTATAATTTCTTTTACTTTTTTCATATAGCTGTTGCTGATAATTATAATTCTTGCCACGTTCATATTCTTGCCATACTGTAGTTATACTTGTTTCTTTTTGCTTTTTCATTATTCTCTCCTTTCTGGTACTCCTAAACCACCATCGTATGCATCAAGCTCTGCTAAATCATCTTGTAATTCTTGCAATTTTTCATTTTGCTCCTTTTCTGCCCTATTGCTTTCTATATTGTCTTTAATTGTTTTTATAGGGTGTTTTACTTCTTTGGGTACTTTAGGCAATTCTTTGTCCTTTCCTACTTTATAACCAACATAAAATCCTAAGCACATGCACAATATTGCTATAATTGTATATATAAGTTCCATAATTCACCTCCAATTAAAAAGGAACTATGTCATCTCCATAGTCCTCTTCTATATTATCTATATTTTTACCAAATATCTTATTAACTTGTTCTTGTATATCTTTATATTTAGACTCTCTTTCAAACTTCTTAAAAGTTTGCTGTTCTCTTATGTTATAACTTATTGCTAGTCCCATTGTTAAATCATCATGATAGCCTGTTTCTGCTTCAGCTTTACCTTTTTCATTTACTATAAATGTAAGCATTTCTCTTAATGTTTCTTTGTCTTGTATTACATCTATACTATCAAGCACTATCTCTTGTAATTGTCCTAATATATAAGGTCTTGTTATTGTTGTAGTTTTAAAACCAAAACTCTTTTCATATTTATTATTATATTGATCTTCTTTTTTCCTTACATATTGATTAGGATAATTAAGTTCCATAAGCTTTTGCGTAGGATATGTAGAAAAGTTATTTTCCAATCCTATTAATGCACAATTGTAAAACATTCCTAAACAATATACTTGTTTAACGTATTCTATTTCATTGTATTGTTGTTTTAATACAGCTACTTGCTTGCCCGTAATATTATTTATTACATGTGCTGTAAAGAAGTCTGAACCATCGCCTGCTGTATCTCCTCCTATTACATAAGGCACTCTGTTTTCTGGATATTCATATATCTTTATTTCTCCCTCTTCTTGTTCCAAAAACTTTTGATTTCTTATCCTTATTCCATCATAATAACAAGTAAATTTACCTCTTACTAATGGCTCTGGTGCTGTATTTATTCTATTTATTATATTTTGCTTATCAAAATAGCAATGTCCTGTGCTTAAAAATGCTTCTTCTGGACATATAGGATATTCCTGTTTGAATTGATTAATATCATTTGAACAGTTATTTTTAATACACCATCTGCGCCATGTTAATTGTTCTAATGTAAGATGATATTTTTCTTTTAGATCTATTTCATCTTGTGTTAAGGTAAAACCTGTGTAAGGCATGCTATATTCATCTAATTCATTCCAGCCAACAAAAAGAGGATAGAAGTCGTTTTCGCCTGCGACTGCACTATCCCACATCTCTTTAAAATATTCATAGCCATTTGCTGTACTTTCTATTATTATCATACTTTCTGGTGTATTAGGTACTGCTTGTAATAAACCAGTCATTGTTGCTTTTTTATCACCTTCCCAGAAAGCTAGTTCTGATAAATGTAATGCTGTAAATGTATCAGAACGTCCTATTCCTTTTCCTCCAGCCGTCATACATTTAATTTTGCTATCTAAGCCTGTTCCTTCATCATTATTAAACACTAGCTCTTTCGCATTAGACTTTCTTTGTGCTGGTCTTATTGCATCTGGTAAATAATTAATCATTAATTTAGACATTTCAAATATATTAGTTGTACTTGTTTCTTTATGTGCTATTATACCTGCTCTATAATTATGGTGTGTAGTTGTGTTTTTAGTTATAATAGCTTCTGTTTCTGTACTAAATCCCATTTGTCTAGATTTTAATATTATAATTCTAATAGGTTTATTCTCTTCATGTAGTTTTTTGATTACATTATAATATTTAAGTTGAGGCTTATTTAAGATTAAAGATATTATTCTTCCTCTTTTATCTCTAATCTTTATATAGTTTTCTATATAGGCTTTAGTATTAATACTCATTGCCCTCAACTCGCTTTAAATACTCTTCGTAATTTGTATTAATGTTAATATTTGTTTCTTTAAACATACCTAGATGTTTTCCTAATAATTCTAATGCTTTAGTTTTATCTAGCATTTTTACCTTTTTAGTATCTCCTATGTATTCTCTTTCTGCTCCTCTTCCTTCATATTCTTCAAATGTCTCTACTCCAGATATTGCTCCTGCTATGTCGTCTTCTAAATCTACTATGTTTCTTAATGCTCCATTATCTGTATACAGTTTCCTTATATCTCCAAAAGCAATTTTTGCCAATTCTTTTAATACTCTGTCTTGTGTTATTTCTGTTCTTTTTTGTATCTCTGCTTGTTTTTGCAATATATACTCCTTAACCTTAGTATTCCTTAGTAACTTACTTCCATTTACATTTGCTGTTTCATCTTTTTTACAACGTTTGTATGCAACTTTATATGCTCTCGTTGCATTAAGATCTATCAGGTATTCATCACAAAATCTTTTTTGTGCTTCTGTCATATAAAATTGCTCCTTTCTTAATTAAAATACTTATCTACTATTTCTCTTATAATATCATGTGAATTTGCAATTATATCTACAACATCTTCTTCACTATAATTTTGATCTAAATGAGTCATATGTATTAATATAACAATGTCCTAATTCATGTAATAAAGTTGTTCTTTTTCTATCTATACATAAATCTTTATCTAAATAAATAGTTTGTGTATCTGCATATGTTAATCCATAATATTTTCCAAACTCCTCAACTCTATCATTATGTTGTTTTAACTGTTCTCTCATTTGCTCTTGTGAAATTTCTTTTATCTCCCAATTTTTATTATTAATCTTAAATTTTAAATTTCCTTTTGTCATTCTCTTTTCCTTCTCTTTCATAATAAATACATCTAAATGTTCCATCTACACATTGCCTAATTTCACATAACTGTGTATACTTGTTTTTACATCTACTACATATTTCTTTTTTGTATTCTTCTAAAATTTCTTTCATATTCTTACCTCTTTTTATTTATTGGTTGCGCATTTGGGAGTCGAACCCAATACCTTTAGCTTATGAGACTAATGAGATAACCGTTTCTCTAAATGCGCAATATAAAAGAGTAAGCATTTAAAACACTTACTCTCTCAGAGGACAATTTAATTTTCTATGAGCAATAATTAAATGGTAGTTTGGGCTTGCCAATTTCTTAGCACTACTTTTTTACCTACTACCATTTTACTGCCTTTTTATCGCACAAAACGCACAAATGCTAATTTTTTTTAAAAAAATCTTTTTAATTTCATTCTAGCAGTATTTTCGCTTCTATATCCCATTTCTATTTGTATTTTTATCCAACTATATTTATCATAATATCTATATCGAATAATTCTTCTTATTTCAGAATCTTCTATATAATTTAATTCATATTCAATCTGCTTTATCATTTTTTCATATTTGTTTTTCTTACTTTTTAGCATTTTTTTATATTGTCTTTTGGTTTTACTACCAAATACTTTATTGTCTATGCCATTAACTCTAAAGTTTCTTTTTATGTAAGGGTATTCATACTCGCTTCCTGTTACAGAATCACCTATTATTGTTTTCTCTCTTTTTTCTATATTCTTTAATCTGTTTTCTATGTCTTTTATTTCTTCTATTACACTATCGGCTTGTTCCAATAATTCTTTAATCATCTGTACCTCCTATTTATAATAATTTTTTAATTTGTTAAAACTTTCTTCTGTTTTTATCCTAATTTTTGTTACTTCTGCTTTGCTAGCCTTATTTTCTAGCCTTTTCTTTAATGCATTGTCTAATACACTTAAGTCTGCTCTTATCTTTTGTATTAGTTCTTTTTCTTCGTCTGTTAGCATTATTCCTCCAATCTATAACAATTTCGTTTGTATTGTTCGTGTGTTAGTATTTCTTCGATTTTTATTTCTTTTATTGATATATAAGGGAATATATAATCTGCCATTTCAATAACTAAACCTTCCTTTTCGATATATAATACTCTTTGTCCATTTACTATATCTCCCTCTTCTATTAGGTCTTTTATGTTAAAGCTATGGTTTACTATGTCTTTTAAATGTGTTCCAATTTTATTTTCTGGATCAATTACCAGACCTTTTTCACACCAATACTCATTCAATATTTCATCAAATTTAAATATTTTATCTATAATTCCATCTTTAGTTCTAACAAATTCGTTTTCTTTAATCTCGTCCATTGTTACCTCCTAATAATTCTGGATTGTCATATATGTTGCCTATTACTTCTTTTTCTTGGTCTAACCAACTATCAGCCCCTAATATATCTCCAGCAAATTCTCCCTTTATCATATGTAATATAAAACTTGCTTCTAAAAATTCTATACTAGCTATATGCTTAGTATGATATTCTGTATCTATAATTTTTACTATGTCTCCCTCATATATTTCTTTTCCGTTTCTATCTTTAAGTCCTGTGTATTGTCCTACCGTTAAAAAAGTTATTGGTTGTTGCAAATATCTATTTTTAAAATTATCTGCTTCACTCATTCATTTTCACCTCTTTATTCAAATCTAAATATGTAATACCTACAGCATATGCACTCCATATATCTGCTTTAAATCCATAAAACCAACCTGGATTTTTCTTTGTTCCTACAGGTCCAAATCTATCTATTAAGGCTTGTCTTATATTGCTATCCTTTGCCTTCATACTATGACATATATTAATCTTTTCATCTTTTCTGTAGATAAATTTATAATCTTTATCATATGCTTCTACAAATCTACCTATCCACACGCAAGTATCAAATACTTCTTTACCGACTGGCATACCATAACTTGCTATCATTTCAATTACCATTGTGTAATAATTAACACTATTAGATAATCTGCTATAAATTAAATTCAATAAAATCTCATTTTTAACTTTTCCAAATTCTTCTGGTTTATATGTTTCTTCATCTATTACGCAGTATGCACTTTCTATATTTCCTGGGTCTATTGCTAATATTTTCATTTTTTCTTTAGCTCCTCTCTTCTAATCTCTGTCCAGTTTTCATATCCAGCTATAAAATTTTTGCAATTCATTACTCCTTTAAAATTTTTATCTTCTAATTTGTTACAACCAAGACAATATTTACAGATATATTTTGCTTCTATTTGTTTCATCTTCTATAGCCCCAATTCTTCGATTGTATATTTTTTATTATCTTCCATTCCTTTGTACATCTCATTTTTTGGAAAAGGTAACAGTTCTATAAGCCAGCCTGTATTATTATCATCTATAGATATATCAATTGATGCATTTCCTCCAGAATATACAAATTTACTAATTGTTTTTACTCTATCTCTAAAAGGTCTTATTACATTTCTTAAATATCTCTTTTCTACTTCGTCTAAGATTTCTGGCTTACTTTCATATACCGTTTGATATTCCGGCTCTTCTATTTTAATTATTTTTCCTAATATTCTAGATTTAAAATTATCTAGCTCTAATATATTTCTTACATAACCACTATTTTCGAAAATATCTTTATCATCTTTAACTAAAACTTCTCCATTTTCAAATGTTACTTTTGTGCCAATTGACGCTTTCTCTAAATCTTTGTATGTATATTCTACTTTTTGTAACTCTTCTTCTTTAAACCATTCCTTATGATTAGTTTCATCTAATGTAAAATACATTCTATTTTTAGCATCTACTTTTATAATTTTCCAAATTGAATTTTCTTTTACTATAGGTGTATGATACATTGTATATTTTATATATCTCACCCTATCTCCAACTTTATATCTCATAACTTCTTCCTCCTAATCTATTCTTGGAATATGATTATAATTAATTGCTTCATATCCTTTTTGAGTTATCTTGTAAACAGTTACTGCTTTACCTGTATACTGGCATGTTTTCTTTGCTGTTTCTTCCACATATCCCATTTTTTCTAATTCTGTAAGCCTAGGTGCTGTATAGTTTCTTTCCGTACTGGGAATAAATCCTAAATTAAATAATTCTACTGCTATCTCTTTTGCAGTCTTATTTTCTTCGCTTAATCTATCTAGTATCTGCATATATCGTATTTTCTTTTTAGGCTTTATATCTTCAAAGCTTAATTGCCTTGTTATATTACTTATTTTCATTTGTTATCACTCCTTAATTAGCATACAAACTTTCAAACTCATCTTCTGTATAATTACGTTGCTCTATTTGTTTATCAGTATTTACTTTCTTTTTATTTTCTCTTTTTGCCTCTTCTAATGTTTTTATATTAGCTTTAGCCCAATTATTTAATATTGCTTTAATATAGCTAATTGTCTTTTTGTTATTTTCTACAGCTATCTGCATTGCATAAATAACTAATTCACTAGACATATCTTCTACATAGCTTTCTAGAATTTTTAGGCCATATGGACTTAAAAAGCCAATATTATTATTATAAAAATCAATAACTCCTTGTAGACCGTCAACACAACTGTCGTCTATTATTGTTGTTGTTACATTCTTATCATTCTTTATATTCTTTACATTCTTGTTTGTTATCACTTGTTTATTAGTTGTTTCGCACTTGTTTATCAGCTGTTTATCATTCTGTTCATCAACTTCTTGATACTTATCCCAGTTAAGTATTGATATAAGTCTATTTTTGTTACTTGTTTGTTGCTCAATTTGTTTATCATTTTCGAACAATTTTAATATTCTTTGTACTTTATCTTTGTTTACTTTCAATTTTTTTGCTATTGATATAGTTCCTGTTATTAATTGACCTCTTTTTAATGTAATTCTTTTTCCTTTAAATAGTGCATCATATTCTTGATGCGTTGCATTTACTAGAAGATATACCCATACAGCTAAATGATCGCTATCTTTTGTTATTATTGGATTGTCTAATGTTTTTCGGTATAATTTTATCCAACCTTCCATATCTATTCCTCTTCTTCACAATTTTGTATTACTATAGTAAAATTTTGTTCCATAGACATTCTTAACAAATCATCTAAATCCATTCTACTTATATTTTTAAACCTTATTCCTTCTGCTGTATTCTCAACATAGTCATATATGTTATTTGAGTTTATAATTAGTACATCATATTTTTCCATTGCATTCTCCTCTCTTTAGTATTAAAGGAGCAGTTGCTTATGTCTGCTCCCTTTGTTGCCTATCCAAATAAAAATATATAATTTAAAAATAAAATTACATATACCAACATTCCTCCTATATAACCAATATAAAAAGAATATTTTTTCTTTCTATTTGAAATACATATAAGTAATCCATCTAACACTAAACATAAAATAATAATTATTACGTAGATTAATACTTTCATATTTTTTCCTTTCTATATGTAACTTTTTCCATATTTTTTTATAAAATCTTCTTTTGTTTTGTGGTAATATTCTTGCCATCTTTTCTGTGCTATTCTTTTTAGTTTTAAATCTAATTCTTTATTAAAATGCACTCCATAATCACTCATGTTGTGCCAATCTGCTCTTAGCCAAATCCACATTCCATCTTCTTCACTTAGCTTTCTATTCGCTGTTCCTCCAAATATGTGATGTTTATGTAGGTTATTTGTACTTTTCGTTATGTAACATTTTTTATTATTTTGTAATATACTTTTACTCATTTATTTCTCCTTTATGGGGGAGCTTTAGTGGCACTAACTAAAAAGAGTGCTTTTCTCCTTTATTTTCGTCACTAATTAGTGCCACATTTATTTATATTTCATATCTAATAGCTTCAATTTTCTTTTTTAAAGCATTCTGTTTACTGTCTATGCTTTCATAGGCTTTTTTAAATCTAAATAATCTAGCCCCCAATTCTGCTAATTTTTTACTATCTTCTTTTACAAATTCTTTTGCCATTGCTTCAAAATAAGTCATTGCCGGTGGCTTTTCTTTTTGTGTTTCTTGCCATTGTTTCCTTTGCATATATACTTGTTTATTTTCTTGTATAGAAATATCTGTTTTTAGTGTGTCATATTCTTGTTGTATTCTTGCTATCATTTCTCCTATTAAATAGTTCATATTTGCATATATCTCTATATTTTTAGATATTAAAAAACCTGTATCTGCATTTTCTACTAGCTCATTTTGTAATTTACTATATGTATCAGCGATTTGTTGGCTATTTGCATTTTGAATTGTAAAAGGATTAAACATATATAATTTTTCAAATTCCATCTTTTACCTCTCTATATGTTCATGCATAAATACGTATTCTGAATTATCTCCCATATTTCGTAATAAAAAATCTACTGCTTGTCCTTTGCTTAAATGGGTATCTTTTACTCTATATTCATAACAATACTTTTGTGCTTGTTGTTTTCCTTTTATTCTCTCTTCTAGTTCTTCATTTTCATAATTACCTTCAATCAAATATAAATCATAGTTTTTAGCCGTTATTCCTTCTAATGTTCTAGTATCTGTTGCATATATAACCTTATAATTATCAAATAGTACTCTATATCCACATTGAGGTACATCATGATATAGTTTAATAGGTACAATTTTAAATAGCTTATAATCGTATTTCGTGCCAATTTGAAGTATGTCTATATTTCTTTTATTAACACCACAATCTAGTAAAGGTTTCAACAGCCATTCACAACAAGCAAATCTCAAAGTTGGTCTTTCTTTCGCTAGTCTTTTAATTGTTTCTTTTCTAAAGTGATCTGTATGAATATGCGTAAGTAGTACGATTTTTAAATTTTTATAATACTTTTGTAATCTTTTAAAAGTTACTCCACAATCTATTAAAATTATGTCTTTTATAATTATTGCATTGCCAGAACTACAACTGGATATAATCTTATAATTCATTCATAGATACCTCTTTTTCAGTGGTTTCATTCTGAACTTCTACTACTTCTTCTCTTGGTTCTTCTTGTTCAATGATTGTATCTTCTTCATTATCTACATATTCGTATGTACCATCGGTATTAATTGCTGTCATATCTTTTTCTACTGCTTGTTGCATATCAATACTCATAATTCCCCATTTTGAAATTAATTGTCTAAGCATTGTTTTATATGCCATTCCGTCAAAATCTTTTTCCCAGAATGTATAACCTTTGTGTGCTGCATAATCTTTTGAATATTTTAATGCGTGTTTTTCCATCTTGGATTTTGACCAATATAGTGATTTTCTAAATCCATTTGTATATTCAAACATTGCATAATATCCAATAGTCTCTGCATTCTCTCTTTCTTCTTCATCTTCTATAAGATTTACTTCTATCTCTTCATTTAATGGATCATACTTAATTAGTTCACCTTTTTTTATAGCTAACACATTTAATTTTTTATACTGACCGCTTCTAATTGCTAATTGTATATATCCTTTGTAACCTAGCTGAAATTGTGCTACTTTTATATAATACTCATTTCCATTTGCATCTTTAACTTTTTTGTTAAATGGAACTAAATAGTATTGTCCTAATTGAGGACTTGGGCTTAAATTAAGGCTTTCTCCTAACAATGCTCCACTTAATATTGTTCCAGCATCACACTGCTGTAAATCAGTATTCGTTGCTACTGCACTTGATATACTAGCTATAAATCTTGTTGCTCTATCTTTATCTCCTAAAGTTTGGTTTATTAAATTTTTATATGTATCACTTTGTATTGCCACACTAAACTTTGGCTTATTTGTTGATTTATTTGTTTTTGCTGGTATATTACTCATAATCATATCCCCCATCTTCTAAAAATCTTTTTAATTCTCTCAATTTACTTCTTGTTCCTCTTACTTTAAATTTAAGTGTTAAAATTTCTTCTTGCTCTATTACTTTTGGTGGCTCTATAACAAAATTATCTAAAGCATTCTTTGTTGCTACTTCTTGTTTTTTTATTGACATATCAGCCTGTCTTTGAGCTTCTTCTAATTGTTTATTTTTTAATTCTTCTTGTCTTTTTTTCTCTTCTTCTAATAGCTTGTGTCTATTTGCAACTTCTTGAATTGATTTACTTACATTTAAATTTCGTTTATATTCAACTAAAATCTCTTCTTTACCTTCTTGTGTTTCAATAAGTTTTAAATCATCTACTATTTCATCTATAAAAGTCTTAGCCTGTTCTTTTAAGTTCTTTTTACTTGCTGTTAATGTTACATTTATATTTGCCTGTTTAAAATCTACAAAATCAATATTATTTGCTGTTTTATATTCTTCAAAATATTCCTTTATTTCCTGTTCTTTTTGTTTTTTTAATTCATTTTCTGTACTATCAATTTTTTGCTTTAAATCTATATCTGCTTCTTTATACTTATTAGATACATATGTTTTATAAACTTCTTCAAATTGCATATATGGTGCTAAAATTTGTTCTTTTACTGTTTTTCTTTGTTCCTCTAAAACTTTAAAGTCTTTAGTTAAATTTGCTCTTATTTGCTTTACTGTTTTTACACTTTCTTCTGTACATACTAATTTCTTTGCATTTTTTACCTTTACGTCTATTTCAGATGATAAATCCTTTAAATGTTCTTCTATTTGTGGTAATTGTTTAATTACTATTAAATTTTCAATCATTTCACTGCACTCCTCCAATATTCATTTTCCAACTCTCTTTTTTCATTCTTCCATATAGATTCAACTCTATCTTTTATTTCGTTAAGTTCATTTTCTAAATTGTCTTTACAAGATATCAATATTTCTTTTACACACTTATCAGTTGATTCGTTTATTTGCATATTTAAAGTTAATATTGCTTCTTCTAATTCATCATATCTTTTCTCTATATCACTCATCTTTTGTTTGCTCCTCCTTTAATACATTTAACTTTCTTTCTATATATTGGTTGTTATGTGTTATAATTTCTATTAATTTCTCTATCCCCTCTATACTTAATGTAGGTTCTTTAATACAGTTTATATATAAATTATCTAAAACCACATCATATATATCATTTAAAATTTGATTGTTTTTATATAATTCGTTATATTTTTCTAAGTTAATTACTGCAAATTCGCTTTCCATAATATCCTCCCTTGATTTTTCTCTTAAATCGTGCTATTATAATTTAAGAGAATGTTTATTTATTTTCTTTTAACGAAGTAATTATCTAATTGGCGTTGGAAATTACTTCTTTTATTTTGCTTACTAACTTAAAGTTGTTTCTTTCATATAATGGTTTTCTTTGTTCTTCTTTTATTAAATTCTCAACTTCATTTATTTTTCTAAAATGTATTACTGCTCTTAATTCTGAATTATTACGATCTTCTTCTAATTCTTTTATTTGTGCTTGTATTAATGTTTCTCTTATAACTATGTAAGCTATTAAGATACCTATTACAGCAAGTAATATAAAATATTCCATATCTTTTTCACCTCCTTTCTATCTTAAAAATATATGTGCTAGACATACTAATTCGATTGTTCCAAAAAATAATACTGTTCCTATGAATGTTGTTGCTTTTCTAGTAAATTTTCCTAGTAAATAATCAAATTTTTGTTGATCACTCATAGTTTTCACTTCCTTTCAACTTTGCTTTCTATTTTTACTCCATATTTTTCTTCTAGTATTTCTATAATTGCTTTATTTACTTTTTCATAATCCATGCCTCCTCCTTCCTTTCTATCAAATTTTCATCACTTTATTAAACCATTCTACCCTGCAATTAAAATTAGTTAATTAAAGGAATATTTATCTCATCCGTTACAACCTTTATACTATCTTCATTTATCACAATGCTTGTATGAGGGTTGTAATTTTGTTTTATAAAATCAATTAACGGTTTTGCTATTTGTTCTATTTTTTTTAATTCTTCAAATTCGTCTTCCATTCTCTAACTCCTCTCTTTTTTATTTTTGTATTGTAATTGCATTTATATTTCTTAAAATAATAAAGATATAAGTGCATTAATTATTCCTCCCAAAGTTCCAATAGTCATTGCAACTAAAATACTAATTAAAGTCTCATTATTATCTATAGCCATCTTTTCCTCAGCTTTTCTTTCTTCCATCTTCTCACCTCTTTCGTTCTTACTCCACCTATGCTATAATTCTGTTGAAAGGTGGTGAATTTTATGGAGTTTTGGTCTTGGGTAATGGCTTTCATTTTAGGAGTTTCTGCTATTGTATCTCCAATAGTTACCGCAATAATAAATAATTGTCATCAAACTAAAATAAAAAAATTAGAAATATTTAATGCTTCTAGAATAACTGCCTTAAATGAATTTATAGAAGCAACTGAAGCAGTTATACTTTCTCATGATAACAATGATTTAAATGATTATTTTTCATCTGTTAATAAGCTTTTTATTTACTTTGACAACTTAACATTAGATACTTTTAAAGAATTGGATGATTTCTTAAAAGATAATGATTCTTCAAAAGCTAATCATTGTCTTACTGTTCTAGTAGCTTATTTATCAAACCAAATACAAAAGGACTAATTATTAATGCTCCGTATACTATATAAAGAATCACACCTGTTTTTCCTGCCATTTTACCTGCCATTACTGTAGAAAATATCCAAGCTATACTAATTATGATAATTCCAAAAATTAATTGTTTTTCCATCTTCTCACCTCTTTCGTTCTTACTCCACCTATGCTATAATTCTGTTGAAAGGTGGTGAATTTTATGTCTAATGAACAACGTGCTCACGATTTAGCTATCGCTATTATCTTAAATCGTAAAATTGATACTCCTGTTCAAGCTTACGATGAATACTTAAGTATGTATAAAACTATTCTTAATGAAATGGAAAAAAATGATTTTAAAGAATAGTTTTTAATTGTTTTAAGGTATCTTCATTTATATTGAAGGTACTTTTTAGTTTTATTTCAGCAAATCGATTATCTATTACTAATTTTATTTTTTGCCATTCACTATATGTAATTCCTTCTAAGATATTTAGTCGTTCTTCTATTTTCATCTTCTCACCTCTTCTCTATTTATTAATGTTTTGTTATAATTACCTCGAAAGTGAGGTGATTATATTGAATAATCCTTTATATAAGTGGCGAAAACAAATGATTGATTTTGAACATTATCGTAATAATAATCTTTTATCTACTGTAAAAGGTTTAAAAAGTTCAAATACTTCTAGAAAAGTTATTGACTTTTTTCCTGAAGTAGATATTCAAATCGGAGATATCTTTATAAATTCTGGAATTAAATATTATGTAACCGAAGTTGATACTCAAACATTTAAAGGAGAAACTTTTGCTAAAAAAGCTTACTATACAACTTCAATTTCTAAGTCTCAACCAAATTCTACAGTTTTTAATATTAATAATGCTTCAAATTCAATTATTGGAAATCAACAATCTGCCATATTAAATAATTCACATTTCAATATAGATGATTTGAAACAACTTATTGAAATATATGGTGAAAATGATAAGCAACAACTTTATGAATTAACTTCTTTACTAAAAGACTCCTTAGATAAAAATGATTTTCATAAAGGTAAACTTTCTAAATTTGGGGATTTAATAGCTAAACATTCTTGGTTACCTACAGCTATTGCACAAATCATTTCTGCTTATCTGCAATCACACTAATCGTTGGTACTTCGGTACCTTCTTTTTTTAATTCAAAATCTCCTTCAATATAAATATTTAAATCGTTTGTTTCTATCTTTGTTTGATTATCCAAAATTGTTATTTCTATCATCTTCTCTCCTTTTGCCGTGTTTATTTTTTCTAAACTTTTAATGTAAAAAAATATTCATATATTTTAGTCTTTGGTATTTTTAATAATTTACTTATATCTATTACATCATTTTGGCTAAATGATACATAACCATTTATCTTTTGGCTAAAGGCTCCTTTGCTTATATTTAAAGCCTTTGCAACTTGTTCTTGAGTAAATCCACTATTAGAGATTTTCTCTTTTAGTTTAGTATAATCGTACATTTACTTCACCTCTTTTTGTTTATATTTTCTAAACTAGAATTATAATACTATATGCTTTTCTTAAAGTCAATACTTTTTTCTAAAAAAGTTTAGTTTTTTTAAATTTTTTATATAAAATGTTTGATATTTCTAAACCTTTGTGTTACAATATAATCATTGGAGGTATACTATATGGACGATTTAATTGATACTTTTGCTAATCGCCTTTCTTATGCTTTAACATTAAGAAATATGAAACCTATTGAATTATCTGAAATAACAAAGATAGATAAATCAAAAATCAGCTCATATATGTCTGGAAGGTATAAGGCAAAAACAGATGGTTTAAAATTAATTGCAGACGCTTTAAATGTCTCTCCTGTTTGGCTAATGGGATATGATGTTCCAATGGAAAGACAAGAATTAGAAAATAATGTCTTTCCTATTGATGATATGCCAAAAAAAGTTCCTGTTGTCGGACGCATAAGTGCTGGGTTACCTATGCTTGCTACAGAAAATATAGAAGGATATGAATTTGCTCCTTCTTCTCAATTAAAAGATGGATATACCTATTTCTATTTGAAGGTACAAGGTGATAGTATGAATTTAAAATTTAATGAAGGAGATATTGTCCTTGTACAAAAACAGGATGATTTAGAAAATAATGAAATAGGAGTTATTCTTGTGAATGGTGATGATGCTACAGTAAAAAAATATCGAAAAGAAAATGGATTAGTTATATTAGAACCTATGTCAACAAATCCAGAAAATGTTGTACAAATATATAATCCTAAAGATATTCAAATAAGAATTATAGGTAAAGTCATATCTTATCAAGGTAAAATTTAGTTAAAAGAAAACAATTTGAAATAGTTTAAATTATTTGTTAATTAAAAATATATTAAGAAAAGGGGTAATATTTATGGAATTTGAAGAAAAACTAAATCAATTTATAGAAAGGGTAAATAAAATAACAAATTCAATATCTACTGAAGAGGCAACTAAAACGTCTTTAATAATGCCTTTCTTTAGTTTATTAGGATATGATGTTTTTAATCCTAATGAGTTTACGCCAGAATACACTGCTGATGTAGGGATTAAAAAAGGAGAAAAAGTAGATTATGCTATTATTCTTAATAATCAGCCTACTATCTTAATTGAAGCCAAATCTGTTAATGAAAATTTGCAAAAACACGGTTCACAACTTTTTAGATATTTTGGTACAACATCTGCTAAAATTGGTATATTGACAAATGGTATTACATATAAATTCTTTACTGATTTAGATGAAACTAATAAAATGGATTCAGCACCATTTTTAGAAATCAACATTTTAGATTTGAAAGAAGCTGATATTAATGAATTAAAAAAATTCTGTAAAGAATCTTTTGACATAAATACTGTTATAAGTTCTGCTTCAAATTTAAAATATGCTAATTCAATTGAAAAAATACTATCAGAAGAATTTTCCAATCCTAGTGATGATTTTATAAGATTAATTTTAAATAAAGGTATATATGAAGGTGTTAAAACACAAAATGTAATCGATAAATATAAACCTATATTAAAAAAATCTATTACTCATTATATCAATAATTTAATAAATCAGCGACTTCAAACAGCTATTAATAATTCTTCTGTTGAATCTTCTGAAGAACTGAGTGTCGATATCTCAGATGAAAATAGTATTGTAACAACTAATGAAGAACTTGAAAGCTATTATGTTGTAAAGTCCATATTATCAGAAATTGTAAATCCTGATGACCTATACTATAAAGATACTTTTAGTTACTTTGGAATATTATATGAAAATAAAGTTACTAAATGGATATGTAGAGTATATCTAAAAGAAAGTATAAAATATGTAATTATACCTGACCAAAATAAAAAGGATATTAGATATGAAATTGAAAATGTTTCTGATATTTATAAGTTAAAAGAAGAGCTTATAGCAAGATTAAAAAATTTCATGAAGTAAAATTACATATTATTAAAAAAATAACTAACTACTCCCCGATCAAAGTCTTGTCAATGAAAAATATAATTAGAAAGAAAAGGAAAAATAATGAGTGAAAATGAAATAAAAGAAAATAAAGAACTATATAGAGAAACAATACAAGCAGATGGTATAGAAATTGGAATTATTTCTAATGATAATGAAAATGATTATATTTCATTAACAGATATTGCTAAACACGAAAATCCAGATGATGCTTTCATTGTAATAAATAATTGGATGAGAACAAGAGCTACAATAGAATTTTTAGGTTTATGGGAAAGTTTACACAATCCTAATTTTAAACCTATCGAATTTGATAGGTTTAAAAATGAATCAGGAAGAAATGCTTTTACTTTATCTCCTCAAAAATGGATATCTTCCACTAATGCTATTGGAATAATATCAAAATCTGGTAGAGGTGGTGGCACTTTCGCTCATAAAGATATTGCTTTCGAATTTGCCAGTTGGATTAGCCCAGAATTTAAACTTTATGTAATTACTGATTATCAAAGATTAAAAAACGATGAAAGCAATAGACTTTCCTCTGATTGGAATATAAAAAGATTGATTGCTAAAACAAATTATAGAATACATACTGATGCAATAAAACAAAATCTTATTCCTGAAAATGTATCTATACAGCATCAATCTGTTACTTACGCTAACGAAGCTGATATACTGAATGTAGCATTATTTGGAATGACAGCTAAAGAATGGAAAAAAGCAAATCCTAATGCAAAAGGAAATATTAGAGATAATGCAACGATTTCTCAATTAATAGTATTAGCAAATATAGAAAATTTAAACGCAACTTTTATAAAAGAAGGACTTTCTCAACAAGAACGATTATTAAAACTAAATAAAGAAGCTATATATCAACTTACAACATTTAAAAATAATAAAAACATATCAAAAATTGAAAAATTTGACACTAAACTATTAAGTGAAGGAAATAAAAAGGAAAATACTAGAAAAAATTAAAATAAAAAATAGATAATGTATCCCTCGCCAAAGTTTTACATTATCTATTCTCAAACACTACTTGTATAAGCAGTTTTTATTATTATATTACATAATACCTTCTTATACAAGTACCGAATATTTGTTTAAGGAGGTTTTTTATATGAAAACTGTTGCTTGTTATTGTAGAGTTAGTACAGAAGAACAAGTAAAATATGGCTTTTCTATACAAGCACAAAAAGATTCACTAACTAAATATTGTAAAGAAAATGACTATAAATATGATGTCTATATAGATGAAGGTATATCAGCCTCTTCTATGAAAAAAAGAAAAGCATTGCAAGAAATGCTAGAAAAATCTATTGCATATGATATGATACTCTTTACTAAATTAGATAGATTAAGTAGAAATGTATTAGATGCCAACAACATAAATAAGATTTTACAAGATAACCATTGTACAATGAAAGCAATAGATGAAGATGATGTTGACACTTCTACTGCAGATGGTATGTTTATGTTTAATTTAAAAGTATCTTTAGCACAAAGAGAAATAGGAAAAACTTCCGAAAGAATAAGATTTGTATTCAAAAACAAACGTGAAAAAGGTGAAGTAACTTCTGGTACTCCTAAATATGGATATAAAATAAAAGATAAAAAATTTGTAATTGATTCAGAAGAAGCAGAAAATATTAGAAATCTATATAAATATTTTATTTCTGTAAATGGTGACCATAAAAAAACTTATAGTTACTTTGTTAAACATTTTCCTGGGAAAGGTAAAGATGCTCTATTTAATTACCTACGCGAAACTGCTTATATTGGAAAATATAAGTTGTATAGAAAAAATGTATATTTAGATAACTACATTCCTCCTATTATGGATAAAGAACTTTTTAACGAAGTTCAAAACTTGTTGCCTAGAGTTGAAAAAGTATTAAAAAAAGAAAATATACCTTCTATTTTTGCAGGAATGTTATATTGTTATTATTGTAAATCTAGATTAGTTCGTAAAGTAGATTATAGAAGTAAAAACAAAATAATAAATTATTTTTGTGATAAGCAATACAAATACAAGGTCGGAATAAATGAGAAGCAATGTCAAAATTCTAAAGTTATATCAGATAAATCAGTAGAAGAATATCTAATAAATAATTTAAAATATTTGTGTAAACAATATATTTCGAAATCTATAATCAAAACAAAACCCAAACCACAAAAAAACAATATAAAAATAAATAGTTTAAAAAATAAACTCTCAAAATTAAAAGATTTATATTTAGATGATTTAATTTCTAAAGAAGATTACAAGCAAGATTATATCAAAATAAATAAAGAAATATTAAAATTAGAAGAAGAACAAAAAGAAAAACCTCAAAAAGATTTTACATATTTAAATGAGTTAATAAATAAAGACATTCCTGATATATATAATACTTTTAATATAGATGAAAAAAGAAAATTTTGGTTAAAAATAATTGATAAAATTTATATTAAAGAAGGCAAAATAAAAGAAGTTACTTTTTTGTAA